ATGGTCATTGATCCCCGCTATATCCCTAAACACCAGAACGCTGCCGACGCCGTGCCTTTTGATAGTGCGGAACAAGCCTGGTTCTGGTTTATCCCGGCGCAACAGGCACGGGTTGATGGGGCGCGTTCCGCCCCCGGTGCTGGCCTTGTGATTCGCCCCTGCGAACCGCTGGATATTCTTCAAATTCTCGACCGGCTGTACCGCCAGCGCAAACTGACCATGGATCATCTGCTGGTCTTGCGTCATTACGGGCGCCGCTTGCTGCCGCCGGACCCGCGCCGCGCACAGGAAATTCGCGGTTACCGTTTATGGATCGAAGCGATGGAGCAGCTGGCCCCCGCACTCGAAGCCAAAAAAATTATCTGCCCCCAGGCCCCGTTCGCGGCCTGGCTGATTGACCGCAACATCGTATCCATTAATTCCTTCCGGGAGGCTGCCGAATGACATTCCGCACATCAACATTGAAATCGAAACTGGGCCACGCAATGACCGCCGGGCAAAATGCCTGGGTTGTCTTTTCCGGGGAAACCGACCTGCCGTGGCTGCGCCTGTTAAAGCCGGGCTTCCGCCATTGCTTTGTCCTGATGAATGACGGGCGGCATTGGGTGTCAATTGATCCGCTGGCCAATCATACCGAAGTCACGGTCCACCATGTTCCGGCCGATTTCAACCTGCCGCAATGGCTGGCCGACCGGGGGCAAAAGGTTATTAATGCGCCTGTTTGCCGCACCCGCCGCAGCGCCGCACCAATCGGGTTTTTTACCTGTGTTGAAGCGGTGAAGCGCGTTTTGGGTCTGCATGACGGCTTTGTCTTTACCCCGTGGCAGCTCTACCGCCGCTTGAGCGCGTAAGCCTTATCCAATCTAATTTTTTGAAGGAGAAACAAAATGGGAAGCCTTGCTTCGCATCCAAAAGTGCCGTCTCAACCGCAATATGTGCCGGTTTATTATACACCTGCGCCAAACCCGGCTCCAACGCCAACAATGCCAACCGGGCAAAGTGAAGAGCCGAGCGGTGAAGAAATCACCACGCGCCGTAATGCCAATCTGCTGGAACGCAGCCGCGGCGTTTTATCGACCGTTTTAACTGGGTTCCGCGGCGTGTTGTCGCAAACCAATACGCAACCCCGCAAGACGTTGCTGGGAGAATAAAATGACACGCGATTCAATCAAGGAAAAAGCGGTGACGGATATGGCTTCTGACAATGAAGCCCGGATCGAGAATCTGCGCCGCCGTTATGATGCCGCTAAAACACGCCGCAGCCATTGGGAAGCCCTGTGGCAGGACGCCTATGAATATGCGCTGCCGCAGCGTCAGGGGTTTGGCGGTGGTCTTCGTGAAGGCGAAAGCCGGATGGAACGTCTTTATGATGGCACGGCGCTGGATGCGGTGGAACAATTGGGGGCCAGCCTGCTTGGCAATTTGATGCCGCCATGGACGCAATGGTTTGGCCTGAAACCCGGCCCCGACCTAACCCCGGCAGAAGCGGAATCATTGTCCCCTGTTCTTGAAAAGGCGGCGCGGACATTGCAGGCGCATTTCGACCGGTCGAATTTTGTCGTCGAAATTCATCAATGCTTTTTGGATCTGATCGTGGGCGGTACGGCCAGTTTGTATGTCGAAGAAACCGAACCGGGGGCCTTTTCGGCTTTAAAATTCACTGCCGTTCCGTTGCACCAGATTGTTTTGGAAGAAGACGGGAATGGTTTCCTGAATGGATCGTTCCGTGAAATTTCTTTAACCCTCGAACAGCTTCAAACCCGCTATCCGCGTGCGGCCTTGCCGGATTCGGTGGTGCAGGAAGGGTTGCGCGATAGCCAGCGCTGTTTCCCGGTTCTGGAATCCATTGTTCCTGACCAGGGGCGTTATGCCTTTACCGCCATGTTACAGGGGATGGGGCAGGGCGCGGGCGTTTTGAAACAGGGTCGTACGGCAGATACGCCGCTCATCGCTTTTCGCTGGTTAAAATCACCGGGGGAAATTTATGGACGCTCCCCGGTTATGAAGGCGCTGCCCGATATTAAAACCGCGAACAAGGTTGTTGAGCTGATTTTAAAAAATGCATCCATTGCCGTGACGGGAATTTGGCAGGCCGATGATGATGGCGTTTTAAACCCCGCCAATATTGAATTGAAGCCTGGCAGCATTATTCCAAAGGCGGTTGGATCCCAAGGTCTGAAACCGCTGGAAATGCCGGGGCGTTTTGATATTTCGCAAATTGTTCTGGATGATCTGCGGTCCCGCATTCGTCATGCCTTGCTGGCGGACAAGCTGGTGCCGATTACCAGCCGCCGGATGACAGCCACCGAAGTTCTGGAACGCTCTGCGGAAATGGCTTTGCTGCTGGGTGCAACCTATGGACGGTTGCAAACGGAATTGATGACGCCGCTGATCCAGCGGGCCTATGCCATCCTGCGCCGCCGGGGAGAGGTTCCCGATGTCAATATTGACGGACGTCTGGTGACGCTGGATTACCGTTCGCCACTGGCGCGGGCGCAGGGTCAACGCAATGTTCAGAACACATTATTCTGGATTGAATCGGTGCAGGCGATGGGCCCCGAGGCCATGTCCGCCGTCAACCTGCCACAGGCCGCTCGGGTTCTTGGCGACGCGCTTGGCGTCCCCAGTGACCTTATTCTCAACGATCTTACACACCTGACACCCCAATCGGAGATGAACCATGAATCCCTTTCTGCCCCTGAAACAGATCACGGCGCCGCCGCATCTTTTGTCTGATCCGCAAAATATGTCGCAGCAGGATATTGAACGCCTGTTCGCACGGCATTTTTCAACCGATGACGGGCGAAAAATTCTGGCCCATCTACAGGTTATGACGTTTTCGCGGGCCTATGGACCGGATGCCAGTGACCAGCAACTGCGCTACGCCGAAGGGCAACGTGCCTTGGTGGCAACGATCCTGCGCCTGATTGATCGTGGCCGGAAATAAAGACGATTGTTTAATTTTTTAAAGGAGAACCTGAATGACTGACAATTTACTGACACCTGAAATTGAAAATAATGATGTAAACCAAAAATCCCTGAAACCTGAAACGCTGCCGGAAAAATTCTGGGACGCGGAAACCGGTGAACTTCGCCTTGATGCGCTGATCCAGTCTTATATTGCGCTGGAAAAGAAACTGTCAACGATGATCCCGGTGCCGGGTGATGGTGAGGATAAATCCCGTCTGCACCGTATGTTGGGTGTGCCGGAAAAGGCAGAAGATTATTGTGTTAATTGCGATCATGGTCTGTTCACCCCCGATGCCGATATGAATGCCCGTTTACACGAACGCGGCTTTACACCGGAACAGGTACAGATGGTTTATGATCTGGCGGCAGAAAAGCTGGTGCCAATGATTTTGGAACTGTCAGAGGAGTTTAAGGCCGACCGCGAGGTCGAACGTCTGGCGGCGGCCTTTGGCGGTCCAGAACGCTGGCAGGAAGTGTCGCGTCAGCTTTTATCATTTGGCCGCAAAAATCTGCCCGCCGATGTGCTGCGTAATCTCGCGTCCAGTTTTGAAGGCGTGATGGCGTTGCACCGGATGATGAAGGGGGAAGATAGCGCCGCATCCCCCCGCATCGAAAGCAATGCGTCCACATCGGAAAGCGATCTGCGGTCGATGATGCGTGATCCAAAATACTGGCGTCAAAAGGACCCTGCCTTTGTTGGCAAGGTCACAGAAGGGTTTCGCCGTCTTTATGCGGAATAATCTGACGTGATGAAGAACAGATTAGATTTGTGAAGTGGCAAATTCGCTGGCATTGGCATCATCCAGAACCTGCTGAAACGCACGGCGGATGGCTTTATCCAAAGATTCAAATTCAATCGCAACTTTGCCATTCGTTTTACGAATGACACGGCCACGATGCGGAACATCAAGAATGGTGTTCCGCAATTTGAATTTCAGGGTGATGTCGATGTCCTGCGCGGTGCCGAACAGGCGTTCATCTGCGCCCAGCAGCACACCGCCAAAGCTCCAGTTTTCAACTGGAAAGGTTTGGCCGTGAATAACAACAACGCAACGGTCATTGCCGCGGCGTGGATAGCGTCGCTGAGTTTCTGTCGCATCGTTGCTGGTTGTTGCACGAAGGCTATTCAGAAAAGTGCTAAACATATGGTCGATCTCCAAGATTAACTTTCAAAGCACACCCCCTGAAAGCCAATTTCACATAAAGTAGCAGATCACTATCACCGAAGGCAAGTAACACGGACAGAACGCCCGATCCCCTAAATATCTCATAGGTTTAACAGTTTTTCAAATAGTGCTTGACATTAATAGGAATATTATCCTAATCTGATTCCAGCAGGGCCAGAATTGTCACTTTGGCAATCTGGCCCTGCTTGTTTAACCCGTATCCGGCCAGCCCGCCTGATACGGGTTTTTTACGACCCCTTCGTCCTCGAAGACTTGTTGCGGGGTGGAGAACGGATTTCGGTCCGCCCGCCCCGCAATCTTTTTCTGCGCGTTATGGCCGCAATTCTTTCGGATTGGCGACAACCGGACCGGCGGATGACATCGGGCAACACATCCCCATCAACCTGAAACTTTTTATATTGAGGTAAGTCATGTCGACAACATTCGACCAGGCGTTCGTCAAACAATTCGAACGCGAAGTCCACGAAGCCTATCAACGCGTCGGTTCCAAATTGCGCGGAACCGTTCGTAATATCAATAACGTCAACGGGTCCACCGCCGTCTTCCAAAAAGTTGGCAAGGGAACCGCCTCGACAAAATCAACCCACGGCATGGTTCCGGTGATGAACCTGTCCCATAGCAGTATCGATGTGACCTTGCAGGATTATTATGCCGGTGACTGGGTTGATCGTCTGGAAGAGCTAAAGGCCAATATTGATGAACGTCAGGTCATTGCCAATGCCGGTGCCTATGCCCTGGGGCGTAAATCGGACGAGCTGATTATCTCTGCCCTTGCGACAGCTAATACCTTGACGGTTGCCGAGGCTAATACCGGCCTGACCATCGGGAAAATTCTCGAAGCGTTTGAAAAGCTCGGCACCGCCGATGTGCCAGATGATGGCGAGCGCTATTGCATTGTTGGTTACAAGCAGTGGAGCCAACTTTTGCAGATCGATGAATTCGCCAGTTCGGATTTTGTCGGTTCTGATGAATTGCCGTTCAGCGGTATTCAGGCGAAACGCTGGTTAGGATCTTTGTTTATGCCGCATTCGGGCTTGCCAATTGATGGCAGCGATATTCGTTCCTGTTTCTGGTTCCACAAAACGGCTGTCGGTCATGCATCGGGCTCCGATGTACAGACTGATGTGACATGGCACGGCGACCGGGCATCCCATTTCGTCAATAACATGATGAGCCAGGGTGCCGGTCTGATCGATGGCAACGGTGTCGTTGTGATCGGTTGTGACGAAACACCGGACTAATCGCTGAACCATTTCATTTAAAGGAGACTAAAGATGGCTTTTGATTCATCAAACCTCAGCGTGCTGGCCTATGCCAATAATTTCACGCTTTGGCACTATACCTCAATCGATAATGCAGCCGCAATTACCACGGCTGGTTATTTGAACAAGGCATCCGACATGATGCGGGTCAATGATTTGATCCTGATCAATATTGATACCGATGGCACCCCTTCGACGAAGTTCTATATCGTCACCGGGAACGCTGGCGGCGTGGTTGCGATTACAGTGTACAGCTAACAAGCTGCCTGTATTCCTTTAAGCCCCCGCCCGTAGCGCGACGCGCCGCGTGCCGGGTATCAATCTGCGGCCCCCGGAAGATTATCCGGGGGCCGTTTGCTTATCATTCATATATTTAAGGAAATCTGATCATGGCTCTTTCTGATGTGGCGCTGTGCAGCCGGGCGTTGATACGCCTCGGCGCGGCACCGGTAATATCCTTCAATGACGGGACGGCGGAATCGGAAATTTCCGGTGCGCTGTTTGGTCCGGTACGGGATTCCCTGCTTTCCGCCTATGGGTGGAGTTTTGCCACAGGACAGGTTGGCTTGAGCAAGCTGGATGCTGCCCCTGTTGCGGATTACCAGAACGCCTTTCAATTGCCGCATGATTTTTTACGCGCGATGTCGGCTGGGTCGGGCGGGCGCGGACGTGGGCTGAATTACCGGATTGCCCGGAATATCCTGCACACGAATAGTGATGCTGTCACGCTGACCTATATTTTCAGACCCGCCGAAGAAGAGTTTCCGCCGTATTTCGATTCTGTTCTGATCGCCAAACTCAGCGCGGAATTCTGCATCCCGGTCACGGAAAACACATCCCGTGCGGAAACATTGTTCCGTCTGGCCGATGCCGAATTTCAACGTGCCCGCCAGATTGACGCACAGCAGGATTCGCCCGTCCAGATCGAAGATTTCAGCCTGATCAAAGCGAGGGAATCATAATGAGCCGTATCCGTCAGGTGAAAACCACCTTTACAGCCGGGGAAGTGTCCCGCACCCTTTTGGGGCGTGGTGATTTGCGGGCCTACGAAAACGGGGCGCTAACCTTGCAGAATGTTTTTATCCAGCCGACCGGCGGTGTAACGCGCCGCGCGGGGTTCCGTTATATTGATACGGCGCGTGGACCGGGCCGTCTGATTGCGTTTGAATTTAATACTGAACAGACTTATCTGCTGGTCCTGACCGAGGGCAAGATGGATATTTATGCCGATGGGTTTCATATGGCAACGCTGGACGCGGCATGGTCGGTTGAACAGATTCAAAATATCGCCTGGACGCAAAGCGCGGATACAATGTTGCTGGTCCATCCCGACCTGCCGCCGCAAACCTTATCGCGGAATAGCGGGGGTATTTTTATACTCAGCAACTGGAGCTTTTATACCAGCGACAGCAATGTGCGTGAACAGCCCTATTTCAAATTTGCGGATACTGCCGTGACCCTGACCCCCAGCGGGACAACGGGCACAATCACATTGACGGCGTCCGCAAATGTTTTTGTCGCGGCGCATGAGGGGGGCAGGTTAAGGATCGGCCATAAGGAAGTTGTCATTACTGAGTTTAATTCGCCGACGGTTGTAACCGTATCCGTCATTGAAACCTTGCTGGCGACCACCCCGACCATTGACTGGCAGGAACAGGCTTTTAGCGCGGTGCGCGGGTACCCGGGTATGGTCGCGTTCCATCAGGGTCGTCTGGTTATTGGTGGCAGCCGCGATTTACCAAACCGCCTGTGGTTTTCCAAATCGGGTGATTTGTTTAATTTCGATCTGGGAACCGGGTTGGATGATGAATCCATCGAATTTGCGATCCTGTCGGATCAGGTCAACGCCATTCGCGGGCTTTTTTCCGGGCGGCATTTGCAGGTTTTCACATCGGGTGCGGAATGGATGGTCACGGGTGATCCACTGACCCCGGCAACGGTCCAGTTGAAACGCCAGACACGGATCGGGTCATTGACCGACCGGCATATTCCACCGGTCAGTGTTGATGGGGCGACTCTGTTTATTGCGCGTAACAAACGGGAAATCCGGGAATTCATTTATACCGATCTGGAACAGGCCTATCAATCAACCGATCTGGCACTGTTATCGCGGCATTTAATTACAGGTCCCGTGGATCAGGATTTTGATGCCGGCCGGCAGTTACTCTTCATGGTTCGCGAAGATGGAAAATTCGCTACGCTAACGGTCTATCGTGCCGAAGCGGTGGCGGCATGGACGCTGCATGAAACAGCCGGGGCGGTATTGTCCGTGGCGGTCGTTGGTGATGACGTTTATCTTTTGGTCACGCGCAACGGATTGACGAGCATCGAACAGCTGGATGAGGATTTTAATCTGGATTGCGCATTAAGCGGGCAGAGTGAAGATCCGTCCCTGGAATGGTCGGGCCTTGATCATCTGGAAGGGCAGATCGTATCGGTTTTGGCCGATGGCATCATCCATGCGAATGTTTTGGTCGAAGATGGCAGTATTACGCTGGATCACCCCGTATCTGAAATCGTCATCGGCTTGCCCTATAAACATATCATTGAACCGCTGCCGCCGATTGTGATGGGGGAGGGCGGGGCAACGCGCGCAGTGCGTCTGATCGAAGCGATTTTTCGCGTGGATCAAACAGCCGCGCTTTGTCTGGATGTCGGGCGCGGTTTGCGTGACATTCCGTTGCGTCAAATGGGCGAAGATGCCGTAGCAGGCCAACCACCGCCCGTGGTCAGCGAAGATATCCGCGTGCGTGCTTTCGGCTGGCAGGCCGGAGGGTCAAAACCGCTTTGGCGGATTGAACAATCCGTGCCGCTGCCTTTTACACTTTTATCCGTAACCACTGAATTGAAGGTGAATGACTAATGGGTGCTTTATCCGCAGGCGGACTGATTGGGTCCCTGACCACGGCTGCCAGTGTTTTAAAAACGCTGGATTCTACGTTTTCAACATTCCAGAGCTTTAGCGGTGGGTCTGATAAGAATCAGCGTGCCGCGCTTCTCGCCCAACAAAATCTGGCGCTTCAGCAATTGCAGGCGCAGCAGGGCTTGTCCGGGGCCAATGCAGCAGAGCAGGCCGCGCTGGATCGTCAAAAACTGGCGGCGGATTCCGCCAGCAGCGAAGCGGCAAGGCGCGATGCCTTGCGGCGGGCTGTGGCGCGGCAGAATGCACAATTCGGATCACAGGGGATGAGCGCAGGGGACGGATCTGGTGAAGCTGTTCTGTTGGGCTTGTTTGATGAATCCGATCAGGATCGCGCGATGCGGGAAAAGATGGATAATCTGCGCTTGCAGGCGATTGATCAAAATCTTCAGGAGGATAGCCGTATCAACGTCCTGCAACGGACGCAATTACAGGAACGTCAAAATCTGGAGCGCGCCTTGGCGGGATACTAAGCCCGCTATGGTCACCAAATGGGGACATTCCTGCCACATTGTGACCAAAAATCCGCCCTAGAACCCCTTGTATTATAGATAATGGATCGGTTGTGATTGAATGAATTACAAAATAAAATCAGGCCAGTTAAGAGTTCGTTCGCGCGAGCTTGTTTTAATGGCGGCGCTTGGTGTTTCCCTGATGGCGGGCAGTTCCGCCATGGCGGAGCAGAAGGATCTGGTTATAAAGGAATGCAAATCAACGCAAGTTGTCGGTATTGGTAAGGCATCCTGGTATGGCCCCGGTTTTCATGGGCGTAAAACCGCCAATGGCGAAATTTTCAATATGAACGACATGACGGCGGCGCATAAAACGCTGCCGCTAGGTACAAAGATACAGGTCGAGAATGAGGCCACGGGCGAAACGCTGGTCGTTCGCATCAATGATCGCGGCCCCTATATCAAGGGCCGTGTTCTGGATTTATCAAAACACGCTGCCGTCCGGCTGGGGCTGGAAGAACAAGGTGTTGGCCGTGTCGTCATGCGGCGCTGCCTCTAAAACACCCTGATCCATCACAATATGCAACCCGCCTGAACAAGGCGGGTTTTTTTTATGCTTTAGATAAAAAGGAATTTCCATGACAGGCCATATTAAAATGCCCGATGTAACCCCGATTGCACGTTATCTGGCGGACGGCAGCGCAACGATTTTTACCTATCCATTTCCCATTTTTGCCAGTGAAGATCTGGCCGTTTATCAGAACGGGGCCCAACAGGCTTATGGTTTCACCGTGACGGATTCCGGTCAGACCAATGGCGGGACAGTGGTTTTTGATACAGCCCCCGCAAATGGTGTGGTGGTGACGCTGGAACGGGTCTTGCCGTTAGAGCGCGTGACAGATTTTATTGAAGGCGGCGATTTTTCAGCCAGGGCGATCAATAATGAACTTGATTATCTGACGGCCGGGTTGCAACAGATCAGCCGGGCGCAGGGCCAGATGCTGCGTTATAACGATCACGAAGTCCCGGGCGATATTCGCCTTCCGGAACGCCAGATGCGGGCGAATAAAGCACTTGGCTTTGACGCCAATGGCAATCCCGTTGCGGTGTCACTGGAAGGCTCAATGGCGGCCCCGGATTATACCGCGACAGGCGCCGGGGCAATCACACGCACCAGCAGCGATAAATTCGGTGAACGCGTATCAGTCCGTGACTTTGGCGCGATTGGGGATGGGTTGAGCGATGATACGCTGGCATTTCAAAAAGCGTTATCAGCCCATGACAGTATTCATGTGCCCAACGGAACATATTTAATTACCGCGACAATTGTCGTGGGGGAACGCAAAAGCCTGACCGGGTGCGGTCAGAAAACCGTCATCCGTTGTACATCCGATCTGTTCGCCGCGTTGGAATTGTCGCATAGCTATGCGCGCATTGATCATTTACGCATCGAAAACGGTCTTGTTGGTATTATTTTGCGCGGACGTGAAGGTCCATGTGTGCAGAATGCAGTGCTGGATGTCACTTGCTGGGGCCAGAAAACCGGCATTCTGCTGGACGGTTATAATAACAGCGAAAAACCCTGCTACTGGAATAATTTTAATCGGGTTTTGGTTGTGCAGCCGGAAACACATGGCTTTCATCTAACCAAATCCGGTTCCGGGGATACGCCCAACGCAAACCGATTTTATGCCTGCCGTGTCTATTCGTTGGGGGCGGATATAACGGGATCTGGTTTTTATATTGAACATGGGCAACTGAATAATGCCTTTATCGATTGTGAAGCCAATGTCAAAGGAACCGCGGCTGCGTGTTTCCGACTGGGCGCACAGAGCAGTAAAACATTGTTGCTAAATCCTTATGCGGAATCAACGGACCTTGTTCCGAATATCCGTCTGGATAGCGGCAGTATTGAAACATCAATCATGAATTTAACCGCGCAAAGCGACGGCGCAGCAATTTATGATTTATCGGATGGAAATTTTGATGCGGTTAATGCCGGTTATCCGCACAAGAACCGGCTGCGGCGAACCACGGTCACCGATTTGAACGCCAGCTTGATGCGTTATGACACGGAATATATCGATACAGCAGGAACGGTGACGCTGGATCTGTCGCATTCCATGCATCTGGTCAGCGCATCATCGGGGGCTTTAACGGTTGCGTTACCGCCGGCGGTCAATGCCGTTGGGGTCACCATGACGATTAAAAAAGTAGATGGTTCAGCCAATATTATCACGGTAACGGAATCCGGCGGGACCGGGCCTGACGGGGCGGGGGTGCAGCTCGGCGGTGAAAACGACTATGTCTGCGTCCTGTCGAACGGGGCGGAGTGGCATATCGTATCGTCCAACCGCATGGCCGGGAACACGCGGTATTTTGACGGGACAGGCACATATAATATCGACATGGCTGTTGATGTTTATCTGTTGTCTTCCTTTGGTGGCGCCCTGACGGCCCGCCTGCCACCAGCGAATGCGGCGAAAGCGGCAGGGCGACGGGTGACGATTAAGAAAACAGATTCCTCGGCCAACGCCATTACTGTCAGTGAGCAGGGCGGCAGCGGTCCGGATCAATCTTCCCAGACACTCACTGAGCAGTATAAGGCCATCACCGTCGTTTCCAACGGTTCGCAGTGGTACATCGTTTCGCGTTTCTGATTTAGCAACAGGATTTTCATGACAGATAAAATTGAATATGCGGGACGGGAGCAGATTGCAACCTTCCTGCCTGATGCCATTGCCAAGGCGCTGACGTCTTATCACCGTTTTGCGGATAACAGTATTCCGGATGATCCGAAAGGTTTTTCGGCGCATCACGGGGCGTGCAAGGTCGCCATTGCCCATGTGGAGTTGTTATTAAAACTGGCGCGCTGGGCGGACCTGCCCGATGCCGATTCCGAAGATCAGAACACGCAAGTGATTTTGAGCGCGATGATGGAGGAAGCAAATAAAAAACTTGCCGAATATAACGAAAATCTGGAAGCGGAGGATGAATGTGAATGAAGGACATAACCCATCCGGTGGATTTCCGGGTTTTTCTGATCCTGTGGAACAGGGTACAGGGGCAGGATACGCCGCGCATTCATCTGCGCATGGCGGATTGGTTGCAAGGACGCTGGGTCGGCGGAGATCGCCGGTTGCTGTTGATGGCGTTCCGGTCTTGCGGCAAATCGACGATTGTCGGTGTCTTCGCGACGTGGCTTTTATATGCCGACCCCAATTTGCGGATCCTGGTTCTGGCGGCGGAAGGGACATTGGCGCGGCGCATGGTCCGCAATGTCCGGCGCATGATTGAACGCCATCCTTTGACCGCATCGCTCAAACCGCCAAACGCGGATCAATGGGCGGGGGAGCGTTTTACGGTGCTTCGCAATCTTGAACTGCGCGACCCATCAATGATGGCGCGCGGGGTGGATGCGAATATCACCGGAAGCCGTGCGGATATTATAATTTGTGACGATGTAGAAGTTCCCAATACTTGCGACACTGTCGAAAAGCGCCGTGCGTTGAGGGAAATTTTATCGGAGCTGGATTTTATTCTGACCCCCGGCGGGACTATTCTGTATGTCGGGACACCGCATAGCTGGTTTACCCTTTATGCGGATCAGGCACGTTTTGAAATTGGTGAAGCCAAACCCTTTCTGGATGGGTATGCCCGTTTGAAACTACCCATTCTGGAACCGGACGGACAAAGCGCGTGGCCAGAGCGTTACAGCCTGGATGACATTGAACGGATGCGCAGCGGGGCCGGGAATAATAAATTCACCTCACAAATGCTGCTTCAGCCGGTGAATATCAGCGAGGGGCGTTTGAACCCGGCATTATTGCGGCATTACGATACCGGTCTGGATTTTATCAAGCCTTTGAACCGCCTTGAGATCGCTGGACAAAAAATTGTGTCGTGCAGCGCCTATTGGGACCCTGCCTTTGGCGGCGGAGATGGCAGCGTCCTTGCCATTTTATTTGCCGATGAGGATGGCGAATTATGGTTGCATCAGGTCGCTTACCTGAAAAGCGGTATGGCTGGTGATGAAGCCACGGGACAATGTCATCAGGTTGTGGCTCTGGCCAAATCGCTCTATGTCCCGTCCATCACTGTTGAAACAAACGGGATTGGGAAGTTTTTACCGCAAATTCTACGGCGCGAACTGGGCAAGGCGCGTGTGCCGTGTGCTGTTCTGGAACGTAGCAATGCTAGGCCGAAGGATCTGAGGATTCTGGAAGCGTTTGAAACAGTCATGGCTGCACGGCTTTTACACATCCATGCGGATATCCTGAAAACACCATTTATGACAGAGATGCAGGAATGGCGTCCGGGCGCAACACGCGGTCATGATGATGGGCTGGATGCTGTTGCCGGGGCGCTGGCCTTGCAACCCGTGCGGTTGAAACCATCCGGATTTTTAGGTCGGCAAAGCTGGCACGGGGCCGATACTCATACAGCCAAAACAGATTTTGAGGTTTAAGAAATGCCTGCATTTTCAATTGATTTTATCTGGTGGATTACCGTGGTTGATCTGCCCGCACTGGGGGCGTTGTTCTGGATGATCTGGCGTACGCGCAAGGACCATGAAATCGCCAATCAGCATTTACGCGATGTGATCGACACCCGTAACAGCCAGATGCGCGAAGCCTTATCTGCTTTCAAACTGGAAGTTGCCAAAACATATGCCGCCGTCAGCGATCTGAAAGATCTGGAAAGCCGGCTGGTTGGGCATTTACTGCGGATTGAATCAAAACTGGATGTCACCGCGCTGAAAACAGAACGGCTTTATACGGGAGAAATAAAATGAAAATTACTGAAGACGCATTAGAGCAGAGCGTTGATACTCTGGCCCGCACCTTGTGGGGGGAGGCACGCGGGGAGGGAACAGCCGGAATGCACGCCGTGGCCGCCGTGATTCTAAACCGCGCCGCGATTTCGCAAAAATATCAGAATTTCTGGTGGGGACGGACGGTCATTGAAATATGCCGCAAACCCTATCAATTCAGTTGTTGGAACCGGAATGATCCAAATTTGCAAAAGCTGGAAAAGGTCGATGACCGCGATATCCATTTTGTAACGGCCTTGCGCATGGCGCGGCGGGCGTTGAATGGCCTGCTGGCTGATCCGACCATGGGGGCCACACATTATCATGCGGCGGGGGTTATGCCGTCATGGGCCGCCAATGAAAAACCCTGCGCCGTGATTGGGCGTCATATTTTTTACCGTCTGGAAACATAAAGGAAATATAAATTATGGTGTCCCCTGTTCTCATTCAGGCCGGTTTACCGGTTCTGCTGAATATCTTATCCGAAGCCTTGGTGCGCGTGAATCATCCGGCGGCGCGTGTCGCGTCGCAATCTTTGGGGAATGTGACCGATGCACTGGGGCGGGGCCAAATTTCCGCCGCAGAAATCGCAGAAGCCAACCGTCATGCCGAAGAAATGGCAACGCTGCAATCGCAGGAATTCAAAGCCGCGTATGAGCAGGTCAATCAATCCTTGCGGGCGGAGATCGCATCGGAAGACCCGTATGTCCGCCGGATGCGTCCAACTTTTGGGTATCTGATGGCGATCACATGGGCGGCACAGATGATGGGGTTGGCGTATATAATGACGTTTCGCACCGAACAGGCTCATCAGGTTCTGGCGGCGATGGATTCACTCGCGGCCATCTGGGCAATGGGTTTATCCGTGCTGGGGATTTATTTTTATAAACGCAGCGAGGAAAAGAAAACCGGCTTGCGGATCATGCCGCAGCCGGTAATGGTGGAGGAGAAGGTCATAAAGCCTGTCCCGGTTCCGAAACCGGCGCGTATGCCGGATCAGTTCAATGAATGATCGCCATGCAAGGACGCATTGGATGCCGCAATCAGCATCGCATGGTAAACACGGCGGACGGTTTCAATATCAATCTCGCCAATGGCGGACCCGACGCGGCACATATCGGCGGTCGGTTTTTCAGGGACCAGGCGAATGCCGATCTCGTGCAAAATATTCAGCGTTGAAACTTTTTCTTCTTTTACGTCGTCTAGATTATGGGACATTTTAAACCCTCATATTTTTTCTTTGGTTGTTTCCAAGACCATCGTTACGCACTTCAATTTCCGAACCCTGCGCTTTGGTACAGGGGGTCAATAATAAAAAACCCTAATGCTTTTAACGTCTTACCAAATACCCTAAACTTAGGGATAGGTAAGTGGGCATATGAACCAATAACCTAATGATTCAAAAGGTATATTAGTATATTAGCATAGATTGTGACTAAAGGGGAGCTTTTATTGCTGCAAGTGCGATCTGACGGTGCAGAACGTGTTCACGCCAGATCACCAGCAGGCCTGCAAGGACAATCAGCAGTGATCCGGCAAAGGTGGTGAACGCGGGAACGTCGCCAAAAATCAGAAAACCAAATAAGGCGCCCCAGATCATTTGCGTATAGTGAAAGGGCGCGACCAGAGCCGTATCCCGTGCGCGTGAAAATCCCATTGAGTAGCCCAGCAAACCCGCCAGCAACAGCGGCGCAAATAATATAAGCAACACGATATTGACGGGCTCTGCTGGAATTTCAAAACCGTTGATGAATGCCATCGGCACGAAAATCAGTGTGCAGATCAGGAACGGGAAAAAGGCGTAGCGGACCGTAATCTTTTCCCGCCCGATCTTTCTGACAAAAATTCCCGACAGGCTGGCACAGGCAACGGCGATCAGCGCATAAAGATATCCCGTATTTCCACTGTCAAAAGACGGCCCGGCAATAATCAGAACGCCAATAAAACCAACGGCAATGGCGCCAATTCTGTAAAGACCGATTTTTTCTTTTAAAAAGATCGCCGCCAGAAGGGTCACAACCATGGGCGTCATAAAAATAATGCCGTAAAAATCGGCCAGCGGGATCAGGGCCAGCGATTTGATGACCAAAAAAGATGATCCGGCCTGTGACAGGCTGCGCAAGATATACCACGGCCATTTCGGGGTCAGGAACCCGGACAGTCCATGAACGCCGCCGATCCAGGCCGTGCATAAAACCATCCCTAAAACCCCGGTGCAGGCGAGGATTTCATAGGCGGTCAGGCTGGACGCCATATATTTCGACATGGCATCGCAGACGCAAAACAGAAACCACCCGCCGCTGGCGAGCAAAATCGCGTCAAGCGATTGCCTGAATGTCGTTTGCAT